GTAACAGCAAATTAGCCGCCGGTACCGGTTCCGCCCACAGCACTTGTGCCAGGGTTTCTAGCAGTATCAGTTGCGCCAATGCCGCCGCCAACAATTTGAACACAGTTATCAGGTTGAATTGTTAAATCAATTGTCATACCTGTACCTTGGTCAGCATACGCTAACGCACCAAATGTAGTTACAGTAATATAACAACCGTAACATTCCCATGTTTCTAATACGTTTGCTTCTGAGAAGTTACCAGCGTTACCACCATCTAGCATTTGAATTGTCATTTTGAATTTGTAATCACCTGCAGCTGCAGCTGAACTTTGTTCAAAAAAGTCAAATTGTTTTTGGTTTTGTTCGCCAACAATCTTGTTAACTACGCCAGTTGAATCGTCACGTAATTTAATAGCAATTGTTCCCCAGTTTGGTTTACCTGCATAATGGATGATACTGTTGTATACATCAATTTTTTGATCAGGAAACGTAGCAGTTGGTCTAGCTGCCTCGACTATTTGTTTTGTTAACTCAGTTGTATCAGCTGACACACCTAAGCCATCAAATGTTACTTTAAATCGATATTTTAATTTAGGCATTAACATGCCTGTGTTATCACCCCCGTTTATAGGGACTGAAAAGTTTGATAATGATGCAATTGACATATTTCTCTCTCCTTATCCTAGACCTTTAATTTCGCCAGTATTTTTCAAACGCAATGGAATGTAAATAAATTCTACTGCTTTTGTTGGTTCGATTGCAACATCAAGCCATAGTTCGCTACGATCAATTCTATCCGGTGTATTGTTAGAACTATCACACACTACAATGTAATCGTAAATTGCACGTTGGCCCATTAATTCAATTAACATAGATTCTGCAGCATTTTTAATTTGTTTACGAGTAGCATCATCATTTGGTTCAAATAAATAAGGTCTAGCTAATAATGCAAATTTTCTACGCAAATGCACTACTAAACGTGCAACATTAATGCGGTCTAATGCACTTGCTGTTGAAGAACGAGTGTATTGACCCATATTAACTACTCCGGCACCTGCAATAGATGTAAGCGCGTTAACTTTAATACTAGCTAATGTATCACGTTGTCCGCCGTTTAACGCAACTGCTTGGAATTCACCCTCGCCGTCTACATATCCAACCGATGTTGCATTGTTAATAACGCCTCTAGATGTTCCAGCTGGAGCAAACCACGGATAACTAATATTGTCACTTAATGCAATAGTACGTAACATCATAAAACTTGGAGGGACAACAATGTTGTTTCCAATATTGTCACTTGAATAACCCCATGGGTAAAAGAACGCCATGTACGGATCAGCTGATACTAAACCTTGATCATTATCTTCAACTGCAACACTTGTGTTGTTACCCCAGTTACTTAAAGAAGTAGCATCAGACGGTAAACGAGCAGGTGTATCAGCAATTACAAACGCAGTAATACCACGATCATAATTTAAGATTTTTAATTCGCCAACTAACTCTGGATATCCAGGTGCTGCAAGTAAATTAAGAACTCTTTCTTCTTCACGAACTTGTTGGTTTGCATTAACTAACGCTTGTAATGATTGAACTACAACTTTACGTTGTGCAACACGACCAAATGCGCCTGATCCATCTTCATTGTTAGCTGCTTCAGAAACCCAACGATCTGTATAATACAGTGACATAGTTTCGTTGTTATATCTAGTATTACGTGTTAATTTGTTAACATAGTTTGTGTGGAATCTTTTAACATTAAATCCACTTCTACGTAAATTCCATAACAACATACCTTTTGGATATAATGCAGGATTTGGTGCATCAAAGTCTAAGAAATTAGCTGCGTTTCTTTCTTCTAATGGTAAATTAAGTCCGCCTAACAACGCAGTAAGTGTTGCAGGGTCGCTTAACGTACCAGAGGTGCTCCATCTTGCATCAGCAAATAAAATACCATCTTCGGTAGATTGATCAGTTTTATTAACTAACTCCCAAGATTTTAAAAAGTTGTTAAATTTGTAAATTGTTGGATAATTGTCAGTATCTGACGAATCAATCCACAAATCGCCATTGACTAATTCACTTCCATCTTTTTGGTAAAGAGGACGAGTTGGACTTACATTTGGGCCAGCTGCATCAGTTAAACCTAAACCGTCACCGTGATCAAAATTGCGATGTGCTACCCAAGTAGTTCCATTATGAACTAAGATATCAACTTCTTCAATTTTTGAATCATACCAAAGTTGGCCATCAACTGGACCAGCGGTTGGTTGTGAACCTTTTGGAGTAATAAATGATGATAATTTATCAGCTGCAAATTTTGTCCACAAACTAGCAATGTAATAGGCTCCATTTGAGTGTTGATAAAAGTTTGCTGTTTTTGTTGTAGAGAACAACAAGGTGATTGGATTATTATCACCGTTAGCAAATTCAATATCTCCACCTGTTGCATGTATGATAGCAATTTTTGAAGTGCCTACATGAACTGCAGAAACGTTTGATGTAGTTGTCGTAGTGTTAATTGCAGTTAAAATTATATCAATAATTTGAGCTGTTGCACTATCGGCATCAATATGGAATGATACTACTCTACTTTGTAATGCTGACGATCCAACTACGCTTTCATACATAGTAAATTCATAATCACCTGCAGCACCACTACCACCTGGAAAATTAGCAACACTAATTTCTTCAGATTCAATTCTAGTAGCACCTACACCAACACGACGATATGCTGTATAAGTTGCAAGACTATTAGGAGTAGCTTGGGTTTCGTTAGTTTTAACAAAGATCGTGTTACCTGCAATACGCAATCCGCCACCTGTTGAATCTAACCCTGCTAGTGCAGCAGCACCTGTTGGATAAACAGAAACTGTTGAAGGAACCCAAGATTTTGATGCTGATTTATAAGTGCTAATGATAAAATCAGCACCATTATTCATAGCAGTTGTTTTAATCCAAATAGAGCCAGATGGTCTGTTATTTACAGTAGCTATATTATCTTTTCTTTTAAACAACGGAACAGATGTATGAGCAGAAATTTGTAAAGCAGGTGCTAAATATGGGTAATCTCTACTAACGCCTAACTTAGATGCAGTAATATATGCAGTACCAGACAACGAAACCGGCTCGCCTGTTGAATAAATTTCAATTTTATTATTAATCAATGCAGCAGTAATACCTAAATCTGCAAGATCAAGATTAGCATTAATTGCAGAAACTAACCCTGAAAATGTTGTAATTTCACTACCTAATGTATCAAGTGCAATTTCAATGTTATTGATAAAAAACCCATCTATCGCAGCGTCTAACGCAACTGCAGACCCTGTTCCAGCAATAGTCGGGCGACTTGCTTTCCACTCTTCTGATCCAACTTCTACCCATGTACTAGCAGTATGTGTTAGGAATTTTTTGTACCATAATTTAATAAGACTTGATACTGCAACAACTGCGTATGATCCAGTTAATCCAATGCTTGATTTAGGAGCTACTTTTCCGCTTAATAATGTTTCAACTTGGGTTGAATCAGTAATTACTAACGGTACTACATTTTTAAATGTTTGACCATCAATAACTGTTGCATCGTAACCATTCCATTCAAACACACCCCAGCGGGTTGCAGCAGTATCTAACCAAACCGCACCGTCAACCGGATTGCTAGTTGGCATTACTGCAGATGCATTAAGTTGAGATAAATCAACACTTGCACGAGCAACATACGCACGGTTACTTACACCTAAGAAACTATATGCAGCTTGCAAACCGTATTCGTTTTGCTCGCCAGCATGAATTGGATTGTTGTTAGTATCGGTTTTAAAAATTGGAGTGCCGAATGTGTCCACTAAATCTTTTTGACTTGTAAGTAAATATACTTTACCGTCGTTTTTTGCTAAAGTGCCTGGAGCAAAGCCTGTTCCAGACCCTGTTAATTTATTTGAAGCCGAAGCGACAAAAATTAAAGGTATTGTACCGGCGTTGGATACTGTGTAAAAACTTTCATCAATAACAGATACGCTAACGCCTGGTGAACTAAGTTGAGCCATAATTATAATCTCCATATATACAAGTTCTAACTGTATTTATAGGAAATTGTAATTTTATGGCGTTATATCTTAACTATTTTAGTTACTTTTGCGTACAACTCGTCTAATGTGCCGGTATTATCAATTATATGATCTACTTCTAAACCATACCATGCCCATTCACTTTCGTGGATTCCGAACTCTTTTAACATTAAAATATCTTCTATGTTACCGGCTGATGCACCCTTAGCATGTAAATGCCATTCCGGATCTAGACTTCTTTTTACTCGAACAATAATACCACCTAAGTTCTTAATAGTATCAAACTCGTTAGGAAATCTACAATCGCTTATAACTACATCAGTACCTACATTACGTAATTTGTTTTCTAAACTAGCAACCCAAATATCGTCATGAAAGCCACGTCTACATACTTCAGTACCCCACAGCTGTAAAATTAATCTAGGAGTTAATCCAACCATACCTAATCTATCTTCCCACCATGTGTCAACTTGTTCACGCCATTCTCGAGACTCTTTAGTTCTACCTTCAAGTAATTCTCTGTCCCATCCAAACACTGCAGACACTGCATCTTTTAAAGTACCTGCAAAACTTTCACGTTTAAAGTTATAGTTACTTACTAAGTAATCAGCAATAGTGTCTTTGCCTTCACCTATGTTTCCTACGATTCCAATTATCATTT